TGCCGCCACCGGCTCGCCGCTCGCAACAGCGATGGCGCGATGCCGCCGATTCCGCTGCCGCCTCGCACCGAGTCGCCGTGCGTAATGCAGATGCGGAAGCCTGGAGCGATCTCGAGCGAGGCGAAATCGGTCTGTGGGATGTAAAACTCGACGCGCTTCTCGCCCGCGTCCTCGTAGTAGTCTGCGAGCCGCAGATACACGTCGGTTTCATACGAATATCTAGCCCCAAGGCCCGGTATGCGCTTTACCGTGGTTCGACCATGATTCCCCGAAACGCAAGGCAGCAAAATTCGCGGGATGTCGGTCGCGAGCAGCGAGTCGATGATTCTGCGCTTCAGCCGGTAGGCGAATCGGCTGGCCTCAAGCGGCGTCATCGGGCTCTGCCGCTCCGACTTGTCGTGCAGCTCGCCGGTAATCATGTCGCCCAAGAAGGGCATGACCAGCAACGGAACCGGGTTGTAGAGAGCCTCTCGCTCGATCAGTCGGATCAGCCGCCGGATGTACGTCTCGACCTTGGCCTCGGCGATCTCCGGGTTCTGCTCGTTAATCCCGCCCCCCTCTTTAAGGGTAAACGTCTGGTCATAGTGCTCATCCGTATTCACGGCGATCGGTATAATGGCGTCGCGCTGCTCGCGCTTCTTGAGCTTGACGACAGGCGGCTTCGCAATGGCCTGCGCCAGCGCTTTACGCACCGCCAGGTGCTCCTCCAGCACGTCGACCGCTTTGTGCAGGTTGCGGTTCTCGGCCTTGAGGTCGGCCATCGTGCGCGCGTTCCGGCGAGCTTGGCGAGCGTCACCCAGCGCTTGCTCGCGCTCTTCCTCCTGCCGAAGCAGCTCGTCAACGTCAGGAATTTCGCTGCTCAATCTTTCGGTCGACCCAATACTTCACGCTTTGAGTGGTAAAACTTTCTTCGCAACCTGTTGCCTCAAGAAACGCGCGCAGCAGACGAGCAAACGCCCTGCCCTCTGCCACATATCCGCGGTCAATCACATCCCAGAACAACTCCTGCACGTCGTTGCTTTGAGCCTCAAGCCAACGCTGAAAACGCGTCGAAGACTCGGGCGCCGAAGCCGCCTCAAGAATGTCGTCAGCGTTCACGGCTCAAATGCCTCTGGGAAGCAGTAGAGCAAGAGCGTGCCCATCGCGAAAACCGCCGGGGCCGTCTCTGCGTCTACCTCGTCGATGAGCACCGAAAAGCTCTTCCACTCTTCAATGTTCCATCGCGGGCAATGCGGATCACTCTCAGTTGTCGTCGCCAGCGTGCGACATCCTGGCAGCAGCAGCGCGCAGAGCATCGCGAGTAGGACGAGCTGCGCGGAGCCGTCGAACCGTCCGCGTTGTCTGCTTGAGCGAATCGCGAAGTTGTCGGTTCTCTTCACGCAACTCTCCTACCCGCGAAGCCAGCAGCCGCGCATGGAGGCCAAACCCGAGCGCAAGCCCTAGAGCCACGCACGAAATCGAAACAGCCCACACGGCGTGCTCTTACACCGCGCCGTCGCGAGCACCGATCAGGCCAATTCCAGCCAGAGCAGGAAGCAACCCGTTCATAATCGCGCTGCCCACGTCACCGCCAGCAAGCACCGCAGCCACCACACTCAGCAACGCACCGCCCAACGTGAGAAATCCAGCAATCGTCGTCTTCTTGTTTTCCATCACAACCTCACGGGTCGAGCTCGACGTGCAGGTGCAGATTGCTCCGCGCGCCATGCACGACCACGTCGTAGTCGGGGCCAAGTAGCGAAGCGACATGCTTCGCCCAGATCCCGGCTGTGTTCACCCTGCTCTCTTCGTCGCCCTCGATGTGACGACAAGAAATGTCGATGGCGCGCAGTTCGCTGTGCAGGTCGCGTCGATCGCTAGAAGGACGCCACCCCTCCGTCACCCACAATTCAGGCCAGCCGAAACTGGCGCTGCCGCGACACGCGGCCCACACCATGCTTGCAACCTCTGGACGAAAATGGGCGCCGTGCATCACCGCACCGCGCCCAATTGCAGACTCTTCGTCCCGCTTGAAGTGGATGCGGGGTCCAGATTTCACTTCCAACGGCTCCGAAACTCCGGGTCAATGTCTGACGGTTTTGCGACAAAAGCTGGAGTGTCCCAATAGGACATCGTGATTTCGGAGCTTGACGAGATGTCCTCAGTCGCGCGCAACGCGTACACGTCGCCACCAACTCGCTCTAGCTTTGCGTTTGGCTTCTCCTGGTGATTGGCAAAACGTCCAAGCTCCGTGCGCTCCATGCCACCCACGCCACCATTCACCAACCCAGTGACAGCAGCGCCGATCAATTCACCCTTTCGGAATTCTCGAGCAGCAATCACGCCGCGCCCGTGAATCGACGACTCGCCGACGACGTAGTCGCTACCTGTGCGCACTAGGTTTGCAGCAAACTGGAAGTCACGAGAAAGCGACATCAGCCGCCTCAGTAGCCGCCAGGACGCGGCCGAGGGCGAGGCTTCGGCTTTTTCTTTTTCGGCACTATTTCTTCTCCTTCACGAGGTCGATCAAAGCATCGACCTTCGTGTCGAGGCGAATGACCGTGCGCGCAGTTGTTTCCAACTGCTGCCGGCCCTTTTCAATGCGCTTCTCAACCGCTTTGCGATCTTCGTCCAAGCGATTGATTCGAGTTTCCAGTTCACGCTGCTTGTGCGTCACGCGGTAAACACCACCTCCACCGATCCCCAGAGCCGCCAACAGTGCGGCAAACACGTTAGTAACCGGATCGGAGGACATCAGATTGAAAGCACCACCACTACGAAGTGCGCAAAGCTGAAGTCGCTGCAAGCAAGCCGCAGGCACCTCACGGCGTTGGTGCCTCGCAATCGCGAAAGTTGGTCGAGTTGACCCAAGCATCAACTAAGCAAAACACAACATCTTGCTGCACGTCATCACATTCAATCTTGTCCGCGTTTTCGATTGAATAAACGGGAAACTGGTCTACCCAATCGACGCAAGCGTCAAAAGGAGTGTCAAACTCACGCACTTCGTTTGTGATCGGCATTTTTTCGTCCAACACTGGCCCAAGCACCGCTTCGTTTGCAAATACCTGCGAGCTTAGGACGCTAAAAAAAAGCAACACAATCAACGTCCACATTTTAATGCTCTACCCCGTAAACAAACGGCAGCACGGTTTCGCCGCCAGAGGCCACTCCGCAACTGCACGAGCCGCTGCTAGAACAACCGTCAGCGTTTGCAAACTGGATTCCCCATTGGGAACCCGCAGGAACCCGATGCGAAAACGATGCGGTTGCGACCGTGCCCGACGCCATTTCCCCAGTCAAAACAACTTCACTGTCGGCGTATGCCGTTCCGTTAAGAAATAAGCGAGCTTTGCAGCCAAAATCGCTACTTCCACCGATTGCCGTGGACTGAACCAAAGTCAAACGAGTAAAAGTAATGTCTCGCGGGGTTCGCCGAATTTGATGCACTCCCCCAGTGCATGACACGGTGGTGGATAAATCCGTGGAAGACACCAAGTCAATGCAATCCGATCCAGACGCATATGTGTAGGTTCCCGCTGATTGCAACCCACCCTGAAAGCCGCTGCTTGTCAAAATTCGGTGAGTGCCAGATCCAAAAATCCGTGTTTCGTTGCCGCTCGTGCCGAGAACGGATTCTCCAGCATCCGACACCGATGCCAAAAGCAAGCACACGCAAACCGCCGCCAGTAGCTTGCGCGCGATCATGGAGCGGCCTGCACTTTAACGGTCACAGTGTCAGAGCCGCCTGCCCCCGCGGTACACGAAACCCACACGAACGCAAACGTACCGTCAAACTGAATCATTTCAGTCGTACTCGACAGAGACACACTGTTGATCTGGGCGCCTACCGTCGAAAGATCGGCTGTGTCTGAGACTGAGTCGTTGCCCGCGTAGATGTCGCAACGGTACGTCGTACCAGTGCTCTGGCTCGAATCAAACGTCAGGTGCGTAAATCCCGTGACTCGAGCGGCAATGTCGACGCTCGCTGCATCATCGCAGACGCCCGTTTCACTCGGCCCCTCGGCATCGCACAGCGTGTAAATTCGGACGCCGTTAAAAAGATCCGTCACAGCCGCAGCGGTAAACGCCTGGACTGGCACAGCCAATAAAAGCACCGCGACACCTACCGCGGTCGTTAGAAGTCTCTGGATTACGTTCACAGCTCAACCTCCTTGAGCGTTAAAAGTTGTCACGACTAGGCGCGCGCCTATCGCGTGTTTTCCTCGCGCGAGAAGTCTGGGTAGACGCCTTCAATTCCCTCGTTGACTAGTTCTTGACCACGTCTTGCGACTCCCCGCGCGACTGAGCTTGCGCCGCGAATTGCATCCCCTCTGCCAAGTGTGGTCTGCTGATTCATCAGGTCGTCGGCCGCAAGGAACGTGGCATCGAGCACGAGGAGATTGCGAATAGCCCTGCGCCGTTTTGGAAGGCTCGCTTTCGGATCGAGAAGAAAGCGGTAATTTTCCAGAATCTTCGGGTTGGTGAGCTTCTTGGCGCCACCACGCAGGGCAAAAATGACAGCAGCCGTGGATGCAACTTTTCCAACCACATCTTTGGCGAGATTGAACAAACCCGCTTCTCGAGAGCCAGGGCTGTAGCCAGGGGCGAAGGTCCGAAGCGCTGAGCCTGGGCCTCCGAGCAACATTCGGCGAGTGATGAACGTGCTTACGTCCGGCAGCTGCTCGCCGTAGAAACGCGCGGCCAGATTCAGCGTCTCCTCAAACTTGTCGATAGACACGCCCGAAAGCCGAAGCATTTCCGCCGTCGCCTTTCGCCGGTCGCTTGCTGGCATGTTCAGGCCGAGCTTGCTGTTGAGGGCGCTTACGTCTGTCACCTTGAAATCAACACCCGGCACATCCTTAACCGAGTTTCTGAAAACGCTGTCAAGATATGTGCCGACTGTCTCTTTGAACATTGAGCGGCCAGCCATGCGATCCCCGCGAAGCATTAACTCATAGAGATTGCGGACAACCGCAGGGTCTTGTGCCCCATCTAAGAGGTGCGTAACAAACCGATTGGGACCGACGGTGCCGCCTTCACGAAGACCTGCTTTAAGCGCCTCTTCAGGGTTAAGCTCGCGAATGTTCACCCGGCCAAATTGACGACTAATTCGGCGAATTCTCTGCGCTGCTTGGCCGCTGAAAATCGCCATGCCATCGCGGTAGAAGTCGTCAGCCGCTTTTTTGAGAGAAACAACTTGGACTGGCCCAACGAGGTTATTGTCGAAATCAGCCTGAAGCGCATTTCTCGTCGCGACGACACTCTTGTACAGCGCAGAACCCGGCTTCAAATCATCCACAAGCGTTTCTAGGCGCGCCCCGGTTGCCTGCATCTGCGAGACGGTCGGATTTTCAATGCCGTTGATAATGTCTGTAAGTTCATCCTCTACCTTTTTTGCGTTTCCCGTAGGTTTGGGGCTTACTTTCTCCGTGCGGAAGATCTTATTGCCAAGATCGTCGAGCAGGCCCGTGTCTATCTGCTTCTCTGTTGGAATGGCCTCACGAATCTTTTTGCGCTCAAGGACCGCTGATAACTTTGCGCTGCTAACGATGACAGTGGCGCCGCTTTCCTCTGCGGCCTGGAGAAACGCTCCGTAGCGCTGATCGGCACCGCCCTTGAAGGAGCGGAACGCTGAAGTAACGCGATTAAATGCTGCGACGTTGCGTTCCAAGATCCGGCGGTTGAGCGACTCGCCTGTGAATTCCTGCAACGTCTTGATCGTGGGAGCAATTCCGCGCGTATTGTCTACGATTTTTTTGCGAAGACCCTTCGCGACGTTTTCGGCGCGCTCAAGGAAAATTCCAGTCGTCGAAGGCATCTTGCCAATAACCGACTGAGCCTTTGCAACCGCACGATTTTGCGCCACGTCTGGAATGGCAAGCGGGATCTCAACGCGGCCAGACTGTGCGGCTGCGATTAGGCTGTCTACTTGCGGCCCCTCAAGACCCGCCCATCGACCGAAAGTTGCGCGGGCCAGATTGGGCGCGTTTGCCACACCAGCCACACCTAGGTCGAGCAACGCGTTGCTCAGGAATCTGAGGGCGTACTGCTCTGGCCCTGTATCTAGCAAGGAGCCGCGCATTGCCTCCGAGCGCGACATCTCGAGATCAAGACGCTGCGCTTCGTCTAGCAGCGCTTGCGCGTTGTCCAGCGGCTGACTCAAAAGGCCCGCCGTGCCGGAACCCACAGCGCTGCCGAGCGCGCTTCGCACGGCCTGACTGCTTAGGCCCCTAAGGCCAGCATAAGCTGGAGCAGCAGCCCGACTGTAGGGGAACGCGGCGCCCGCAACACCGCCAGCAATTTCACCCATAGTGCCGATGTCGCTTAGGCGAACATCGGTGCCGGGCGTCACGGCGTCTTCGAGCGCTCCCAGGCCGAGCGCGCGAGGCGCTGACTCAAAGCGCAGGGCTTCGGGAACCTGCATGGCCGCAGCAGTCGCCGTATTCGGGCGGTAGACTCTCGGCCGTTTGATTCGTTCTGCCCGAAACTCGGCAGCTTTTTCGTTGATTCTGTTTAAAATCGCATCTGCATTCCCGGTGTCGTTCAGGGCTGTTTCATTTTGCGCGACAAAATCAATGGCCCGCTGCTGATCCTGGGCCGACTCGATTTTTTCGCGTTCCTCGAAATACCGAGCGCCACGAAAAGGGTCGATTATTTCGCGCAAAGAGGGGCTGCGGAAAGACGATTCCATTAATTGCCCCTTACGGAGTAGGTTCCGTTCGCGATTCTCCTAGCCGCGTCGGCCGCATACTCATCGGAGCCAGGAATGGGGTCAGAAGCAGGCGTCGCAGTCGGTTGGTCGGCACCAGCGGCGCTAGTGAGAGCAGGCGTCGAGGTCACACTCCCGCTGCCGCCGCTGTTACCGCCGCTCGCACTGGGGGAACCGAGCCTGAACTGGGCGGTGTCGTCCTGGAAGCGTTGCCAGGTATGATTGGGGTCTTCGTTGCCCATTCGCATAATCACCGAATTAACGCCGACCGCATCGACTTGCGTACGCACCACTTTTTTGAGCATCTCCACCATTTGCGCCTTTGGTTTCAACGGATTAGTGAAGTCAACGAGCTTCAAAGTGGACTGAAGTTCCAGCAAAGTGAATCGAGCGGACTCGCGCTTTGCCTTGACGATTTCCCACGCCAAAAAAAGCTGATCCGCCGAAAGGTTGAGCTGTTTGCCCGTTAGGCCTACGCCAACCGAGATTTGATTTGATCCTGATTCAGCCATCTGTTGCGCGACAAATTTCATTTCGTCGGGCACTTCAGGATCTGTCAAGATGTCTTTTGCCAATTCCGTAACGCGGAGCCCTAAGCTACTAATCAATCCCGCAGGGCCAGTTTTGATTTGCCCTGACTCCACTAGGCGCAGCAACTCTTCGGTGTTACGCAAACCAGTCCTAGCGGAAAGATAACCTCTGGACGCCTTCACAAGATCACCGGACGAAATTGTGCGCTCGCCCTCGTCATCAGCGATCGACGCCCGAGTGCTTTGCAACGCATCGAATTGTTCGTCGAGTCGCGCGCGTTCTTCTGGATCTTCAGTCTGCTTGCGAAGAGCAGAAACCCTTCGCATTTCCCTGCTTAGAAGCGTTAGTACACCCGTCTTGCTTTCGGCTTCAGCCAAGTCCTTCGCTGTGATATCTGCGCCAGCTTCTTGCAGTTCCTGCGCTCTGACGACTGGACTGCCCTCGATTGGAGCCATTATGGTCCGGCGTGCCTGACCGGGGGTGACGTTATAAGCGGCGACGTATTCAGCGACCAGCGGGTCAACCATTGCGTCGAGTTGCGCGAGCGCGGCTTTTTGCTGGGTATCGGACAGCTTAATATTCCTGCTCGCACGGTACGCGACCGACGCCTTTTCAGTCATGCCTGCAATGCGCTCGTCAATACGAGCTTGCCGCTGCGGCAGATCGCGCTGGGCAGCGCGGCCTTCCGACCTCTTCTGCGCCTTCTCGGCCCGGCCCTCTTGGCGGATCTGCGCCTGTTCCGCCCTAGATTCGTCCGCAAGCGTCTTTGATAACTCGCGCCCTTCGCCTGCCTGCTGCGAGAAAGCGCTTGCCGAAACGTCACGCTGCGCGATGCCAAGCGCCTGCGCGTCGGTCAGCTCAGGACGCGCGGCTTTGAGCAGTCTTGCTTGGCGAGCGATTTGCGTCTGCAACGCTTGCTCAAAAGGCTGCAACTGGTTTTCAAACTCGCCTCTCGCAGTCAACTGTTCTGCGATAGCTCCAAACGCTTCGTCTGCCATTGCCGGGTCAGCCGCCGTCTGCATGTCAACCTGGGGGAACGGCTCCACCTCATCGACGGCGCCCTCGACGGCTGCACGCCCTTCGCCGACGGCACGGATAAGGCCGGCAATATCGGGCACGTTGCCGCCGTACTTTTCCGCCATCTCCAAGCGCCGAGCTTGCCGCGAAAGGTCATCATTTTTGGCCTGCGACCGCGCCCTAATAAGCGCCGCCTCGTCCCTGCGGTTTTGCGACTCCTCCTGGCGCTGCTCGCGCCGCAGTTGCAACGCAAGGCTGATGAAGTCGGGGCCGCGCTCGCTTCTGTAGGGTTGGAACGGCATCAGTAGCCAGCTACCGGGTTTGCGAAGAGGTTGAAGCTAGGTGCCTGAAGCGGCAGGTCTGGGTTTTGCAACGCAAGGGGCACGCCTTCGTTTGACGCTGGCGCTCGACTTCCCATCAACTGCGCTTCCTTTTCCATCAACTCTTGCGCCATGCCGAAATTTGCCGCCGTATTGAAGCCGCTAGCGACATTCCCGAACGCGCCAGAGATTGCGTTCGCCTGCGTGGTCGCTTCTGCCTGCTTCCCCTGGCTCAAAAGTTGATTGGCAGTACTGGCTTGGTTTGCGGCGGTGTTGAGCGCGTTAGATTGCGCTGGCACAGCCAATCCCAGAGCGTTTTGCAGACCGGCCTGCTGCTGCGTGTAAAGGTTTTGAATAGCTCCGGCAATGCCAAGGGTTTGCCCTAGGGCTGTTAGCGGATTCTCTTGCCTTTGCTGGGCAAATTGCATGGCAATATCGCCGGGTCGCATTCCCAGGTTCGCGTTACGCAGCAGAGCCGTCTCTTCCTGCTCATCCGTCATTCGGTTTAGTCGAGCAAGCTGTGCGTTGCTCAGCGGGTCCAACTGACCTTGACCAGACGCAAACTGAGATGCCCCGTAGAGCATCTGGTTGACATCGCGCGCAATGTCCATGCGCTGCCCGATCGTCCCTAGAGCGTCGCCACGACGTGCCTCAAGTTGCGAAACGAACTCGCGGTGTTGGGCTTCGCGCTGTTGCAATGAGGGGATGTCGGCAAGCGAGTATCCGGTGCGCCCAAGAGCTTGTATCAACGCGCTGCGCAGTTCGTCAGGGGTCGCCCCCGCGTCTAGCGTGCTGAGCACCTCGTCCGCGGACTGGCCGGGATTGTCAAGGATGGCTCCAAGAGCAATCAGCGCCCGACGTTTCACGCGCTCCTCGAAGGGAATTGCGCTAATACGATTTGCCAACGACTGCCCTACGGACGGAATCTCTTGCGGATCAGCCATGCCAAGGGGCAGAGCCGCGTCAAACAAATACCGCCCCATGTACGCATCTTGCATGGGGTCGCGGCTAGCGTAGGTCATGTCGCCGGACGCTACGGTCGAATCAGCCGTCAAACCCCCAAGAAGGTTTCCCGCAGCGCCCGCTGCTGACGAAGCGGCCATCATTGTCATGGGGTCCATTAGAGTTTCTCCACGCGCAATCGAGCTTTGGAAACAGTCTGAATCGTGCCGTTGCTGCCAGCACTCGCGCTTCCTTCGGCGGTCACCGTGATAAGCGGGTGAAGGCGCGGGGCAGCTAGCGCGTCAGCAGCCGAATCAGCCGCAGTCACTTGCGGCGTAAAGACGTAGGTCGCGCCTGGAACGGCATCATCTACGGTGTGTGTCAGCGTCACCGTGCCCGCCGCTTGCCCAATATTCGCGCCGTGATTGTCGAGTACTTCGATGTGCGGGCCATCTGGGTACGAATCTGACCCGTCATTCATCTCAAGTCTGAAACCATAGAAATAGGCTTCGTCACCAAGCGCACTCGCCCATGAAATTTTCACTTCGTAGATCAGCCGATAACCGGGGTTGGGGATGTACTGGGACAGCGCGAGCGTCGAAATGTCGGTCCAATTCGTGGCCCAGTTGGTGACGGAATCCACTGTAGACGGGAGGTTTGTCACCTCGGAATTTGCAGTCGCCGTCTGCGTCGGGATGGACTCGACGACAGTGGGGATCGCGTCGTTCAGCTCGTAGAACCAGACGTTCAGCAGGCGCGCTGTCGTGGTGCCAGAGCCGGTAACAAATGCAACAGTGATGTCGTTGGCGCTGGCATCAGTTTTGATGATTCCGTTAAAAGTTTCGACGGACGTTGCAGCCACAGACGTGTCTGAATAGGAAAAGTCTGTGTAGTCAGTACTGCCACTCCCGACTGCGTTGTAGGTTGCAAAAGAGAGTGTGCCAGCGGCTGTAAGCGAATAGGCGCACCCAACAAGATATTTGGTATTGGCCCGCAATCCTTTTACAACTTGTGAAATTGTCACCGCACTTGAGGTGGTGAACTGGTAATACTTTTTATCGACGCCGTAGGCGATGTAGTTTGAATCCGGCCCTGCAATGCTTGTAGCGCCCAGCGAATTTGTTTCCGTCCACTCTGCGGGAGGATCGCCGCTCGTCACTGATTGATCGTTGAAGCCGCCGTTCCTCAACAGGTTAGGCCCGACGATCGGGGGCTCAGTCCAGCTTGCTGTTGTTAGCGCGCCCCCGTCCATGTACTGCGCGCTGACCTGGGCAGGCTTAGTTCCGCGAATGCCGTACCGCAGGCGCGCGATCTCTTCTTCAAGAGTCGTCGCGAGGCTTGGGCTGGCGCTGTCGCCCGGAGACGTAACGGTTTTCATCTCACTGGCGCTTGCCGAATAGTCTCCAATTTTACTTGGGTCAATATCTGCGGCAGAGGCGATTGCGGTGCCGGGAATGGCCGCGGACGAATTGATGTTGTCGGAGTTCAGATTGCCGTTTACGAGAGTGACCAGGTCGTCGAAATCTTCGTTCAGTTCTGCCGCGGGAAGTTTGTCTCCATCTCTGTACGAGTTGCCTCCGTATGCCTTATTAGGACGTGTATACGTGCCCATCTATGCCGCCTCGTCTGCCATGCCCTTGACTGCAACGTCTTGGGTGACTGTTCCGATGAAAAAGGGCTCTGCGATTCCGCCATGACCGAATCGGTGCGCAACGGAGTAGCCGGAACCAACGCCACGCAGTCGATCGCGGACGAGATTTTCGCCGCCCCCAAGCGTGCCCGCTGTGGCGCCGGAGCCTAAATCCGATCCCCCTGAGCCAAGCTCAAATCCCGGCAGGGTCACTTCTAACGACTGGGTTATGCCGGTAATCGAGCTGTCGTCCAGCATGTAGGTGTGATTCGGCCGGTAGTCACCGCTGCCGTTTACCATGACGAACCCATTGCCAATTGACTTCTCGATCGACGGAAATCCGTAGTCGTCGTCTTTGGTCTGGAACGACACGCTGTATGCAGCACCCAAATCGCTGTAAACTGTGCGCGAGAAGAACCCAACCTCGCCTTTTGCGCCGCCCAGGTAGACAACATCTTTATTCCCAGAGGGCTCGCGCGCGGTTTTGAGGTAGTGCGGAGTCAGGTCGCCGGACAGGCGCCACTTGTACCAGCGAACAGCGTCTGGGTTGAGGGATCGCGCGCCCTTGATATCCATTGCCAAAATGGTGTCGGGCGAAGTGTTGCTACCTGTCGGAACCGCGATCAGCACCAGCCCCTCGTCCGGCCAGTACGCCGCAGTAATGCTCTCGAGCGCGGCCGGCGATTGATTCACGGTTTCCCACGTCTTGCGGATCGGCCAAGACAGGAACGAATTTTCGCGGTTACCAAACTGCTGCGAGAGCGCCATCGAATGAACGCCGTGCCGCGACACGTACACCGCGTCGCCCTGGTCGTAGCCGAGGTCAACGAACGCGTGCTGCGAGACGCATCCGTTGGCGATGGCATCCGTCTGAAGGAAGCGGTTGGCGTTACTTGTGACGTTGGGATTCAGCGTAAAAGCGAGAATCCGTTTATTCGTGAGGAAGAGAAGGAACTCGCCCCGATTGTCCTGATACTGGGCGATTCCGGTCGAAATCTCTTCGCCGCCAAATGCTCCAACACCGGGATTTTCGCCAAGAAGCTCGCCGGGGATCGAGTTGCTGGTCGGCCAGCTCGTCTCGTCAGTCGAGGTCGCAGCGTAGTCGCTGTAGCGAGCGACCAAGGGATTGTTGTAGTGGGCAGTCCCTTCCCGAAACCCCGAAAGGAACAACACCCCCCACTTGGAAAACACGTATCGCGGCTTGAGACTAAGGCCCGCTAATCGGGCCGTCGCTGCATTTGAGTTGTTACCGTCCCAAGTCCAGATGGAGTTGTTGGACGCCCCGCCAGCAGCCCACATAAGCGATTGGTGATTTGCAAAGCTCCAGAGATTCGCTGCCCCTTCCGTTATTGTCGGAGAGGAACTCGTCACCTCGACGGTGTCAGTCCGATAGATTTTAGCGTTGGTGATTGCGACGAACTTGCGGCCCTCGTCACGGTCTTGGCGAAATTCGTGCATTCCCACGACGTGCTTTTCGCCTGCAATCGTCGCGTCGTATTCTGAGTCGCGGACGATGCCTGGACGGGTGCCGGTCATGTTGCCTTTGCGGCAGCAATTCGTCGCGATCGAAAGCTGCCCCGGCAGCAGCGCCGCCGGGTTTTCGTCCTCGTTGAGGCCGTTCATCAGCGGCAGGTTCTGCGGCTGGTACGGCATCAGGAGCCACCAATCAGACGCCCACGCGAAACGCGAAAGTCTGAGCCTTGGCCGCGAGCCGATCCGTCCCAATTCCCAATGCGCTTGCGCTCAGCAAACATTCCGCCGTGCCGCTGGTGCATGTTTTCGACTGAGTCCATCGCCATTGCCCGGTAGCGCGCGATGCTGCTGGAGTCGGCGTCGTCGTAAAACGCTTTCATGCTGATAGCAGCAAGATCGACGATCATGTCGATAACGTTCGGCGGTACGCCTTGCAAGGTGTCGGTTGTCGCAGCGAGCTCGGCGTGTCGGTAGTGGTACGTGTAGTCGAGCACGTAAGAATTGTCGGGCACCGGCCAAACCATCATGCGGAGCGCTGGGTCGGGTGCGTCGGACGCTGCGATAAACGTAGGCGTGTCGTAACCGCCGACAGAAATGACTTGCGGCGTGCCGTACTCAATCTGAGGGCGAGGATAGAGTTCCTCAAACTCGACAGTGGGATCGACTTGCTCCAGCGTAACCGGATCGTCTTGATGCGTGACGCGCAGGACCGATCGAACGGTATCGGGCAGCATGTATTCTGCGTAAAACAACTCGGCGGAAACGCCAGAGAGTGTTTCTGGCATGGGTGTCGCGACAACTAAGGCTGCGAGAGTGTCGGTGGAGAGTCCCTCAATCACACGGAATGCGGTGTTGGGAAACGAGCTTGCGCCAGTCGCCAAAAACCTTGTCACGTAAAGGTCGTCACCCGAGCTGTGAATATCTGCGGATTCAAAATAATCCGCACCAGATCGCAAGAGAGTTGTATTAACGCTGCCCTTTGTGGCATTCACGGTCATTGTTTCGCCGGTCGCCGCTTGCAACCGAGGGCGCAATGTGATCTGAGCGCGGCGAATGTCGAACTCCCACCGCTTGGACGACAGCACTTCTTCTGTTGCCGTGTTGAGCGCATCCAGCGTCGCCAGGTCTTCGGTCGCCGAGAATGCAGTCACGTCGGGCATACGCCGCCGCCGGTTTACTCGATTGACTAGGCTGAGCGCCGTTACGCTAAATCCCATTTAGGTCTTACCCTTCCCGGCGTTTTCGCTTTCGCCGCCGCACTCGTCAGCGTCGCAAAAGCGTTGGTGTTGCTTCACGTAGCCCTTGCGCACTTTCTTTCCACATGGGGCCTCCGCGCTATCGTTGTCGGCCGTCGCGGCTTTTGCTTTTTCGGCGTTCATGCCGGTAGAAGCCGCAGCAGCTTGTTCCCGAGGAGCAGATACGGGAGCAGGCGCGGACTGCACTTGGTTCAACTGCGCTGCCAGCAAAGCCTGCGTCTCCGCAATTGACTTGAGCGCGGCTGCAATGTCCGTGTTGTTCGCTTGCTCCTGCTGATACTCTTCTTCGCTCTGCCCGTCCGGGCCGTAGCGGCGCTGCGGCTTAAACTCTTCGTCGAGCTTCGGGTCGAATCCAATTTCGATCATTCCCGAACTTTCCGAAAAGGTGTCGGGCGTCTGGCGCACAAAGTCCACGACGTTGGGTACAGGCTCAAAGCCCGTGTCTGATCCCTCGACGTAGACGAACGCGTCAAGAAAGACGCTGTACGCCTGCTCAAACTCGGCCTGCGAGCGCAGTCGCCCCTTCTCGTCGAGCGCCAAGTCGGCTCGCTCCGGCAGCACTTCACCGCATTTCAACGCTCGCCCACACGTAAGTATGAACGGCACGTAGTCATTGGTTGCGGGGTCGAGGACAGTGACCTCAAGATCGTCTGGAAGCGACTTCTTGAAGTTGGCAAGACGAACGCTGCCCCGCTCGTAGACGGGTTCGTGACCGTTCATTTGCCACTTTTGGAGTTGCTTCTGATGGATCTGTTGTGCTGCCTGGATGGACATGGAACCTCGCTGAGAAAAAAGAAGCCAGAGCGGCGAGCACCGTTTGCCCGCCGCCCCGCTTCAGTGTGTTACGGAGCGATCGTGAGGAACTTCGGGTAGTACTCAGTCGCCACGCCCGGGTAGAGCTGGACACCGATCGGCTGCGCTGCGCCGTCACCCACCTCGACCTGACCGGCGGTGCTTCCCGACTGGAGAACTGCACCCTCGGCCGTAGTCGCGTCGTCCTCAAGGGCCGAAATGCCCCAAGTCTGCGCCCAGAAATACTGAGCGGTGCTGTTGCCAGCCGGAACTGCGAACTGCGGCACGCCACACGCAAAGTGAACGTGCCCAGCCGCTGCCTCAACCACGTCAGCCCACGGATTTTTCAGGACAGTTGCCTGAGAACTCGTCGTAAGCGCCGTCTCGATCTCGTCAGAAAGATCGAAGGTTGCCGCCGTAGACGATGACGTGGCTGCATTGCCGGAGATCCGGTACGTCCGGCCCTCGCCGTCAACGTCGTTGATAACCAGATAGCCGCCTTGGTAGGCGTCCTTGACGAGAGACTCGCCGCTGCCCAGCGTCACCGCGACGGAAGTCGCGCCGACCGCGACTGCATCCGGCACGGTCAAGTTGGCGTGGGCAGCGATGATGCGCTCGCTCATCACCAACTGTCCGGCAGCAAGGATATTCGAGTCGCTGGTGCGCGTGTAGTAAAACACGCGACCGTCGCTCGTCTGCCCTCGCGTACCCACGTCGTGACGAGGAGACGTAACCGCCTCGCGAATGGTCTGGTTGCTTGCGCCCCCAGCCGTAAGAATCGGAGTTTCGTAACCCATGATGAGTCTCCTTTACGCCGTGATGCCGGTGAGCTTGTTCTGGTACTTCCGGGCACTCACGCAGAGCTGCCCTTCCCACAGAACCGGCGCGACAAATGCGTCCTGGTTGTTTCCTCGCTCCATCGGCGAGATGTCGAACATCGCACCGGGGAGGTACTTCACACCGATGAAGTCGGTGTTGAGGAACAGCGCCGTTCCGCTGGGAACGAACGGATCGTGGAAGATCGGCGCGTCCTTGAAGCGCAGAGCCGAGAACGACATGTCTCCGACTCTGAGGTCTTCAAATCGGACCTGGGGGCTGAGGCTGCCCTCATAGAATCGGAAAATGCTATCGGTCGTGAGGATCGCGTTCGGGCGAATCGAGCCTTCCTCAGCGTTCATGAACGCCGTGCGGAAATCCGACACACCCTGCGACGCGAACGATCCACTAGCGAAGCTGATGCTCGCCGGGGCCGTTCCCTTGTCACTCACGCCACGACTGTTCCAGTCCGTGAACGTAGAGCCGCTCAGAGACTGCACCGTGTCGTTGGCGCTGATGAGTTCCGTCAGCGACGTGATGGCGTTGGGCGCAGCCGAGGAAGCGAGCATCGCCTCCGCAACCGTGTCCACCATCGAGGACACCGTGTCCTCCTGCTTGTGACGAAGGATCGACGAAATCTGCGCCGCGCCCGAGTTCTTGCGGAGCGTGGAGCCGTCGATGACGACGGAGCCGGCGCCCAGCTTGAAGTTGGCGCGTGAGCCGCGAGCCGTGTCGCTGGTGTCGAGCGAAATCTCGCCGAAGCCAGAGGACAGCCACCGGAAAGAACCGTTCTTTCCAAGTTTGACGTTGACGCGAATGGACTCGCCAACTACCTGCTCGGCGCCCGCAGCAGCAGGGCTACCGTTTTCGCCGATCGGGCCGTTGAGAGCCGATCCGATGTTTCCGAGAAAGATTGACGCGACAGGATGGCTGTTCAGACTGTTTTCAACGATTCCGGGGTGGATCGTTTCGGCAGTCGTGACCAGCAGCTCGTCATAAATCCGAGTGCCATCTGCACCCGCGCTTGCAAGAGCCATGTTTTAATCTCCGCTACAAGGTGCGTGGGTCGATTCCCCGCCTCCTAGCAGCTTCTTCCAGTACGGACTGGACGTAGTCGTCACGAACACGGCCCTTCGGGCGAGCAGGCATCGGCGGGGTCCCCGGACGACTGGGGTTGATTCCAGGCGCGTCCGTTGACTTCCTCGCGAGCGCTTCGGCGTTAGAGGTGTCGTTCGATGAAGCACCGACCAACTTGGCCGCGTGCCGCTTGTAAATCGGCATCGTCACGTACTCGAGGACGCCCAAACCGTCTGGACTTGCCAACTGATCGACAAGCTGAGCCTGCGTCGCGTCGCCTCGTTCGGCGGCGGCGAAAGACTGCTTGTATTTCTCTCCGATCAGCTTTGAAGCCTCTTCAAACGCTTCAGGGACACCCTCAAATTGCGACAGAACCTTCTGGATGTTTTCCTGCACGCGTTGTTCTTTGCTGCGGAGGTCGGCCCCCGCTGCAACGCCCTCAAGGCTCGCGAGTTTCGCGTTCATCTCGTCAATGCGAGCGGTCAGCGTGTCGCGAATCTTGCGCGTGTCAGGGTCAATCCATTCCTCTTCTTCAGGGGCGTTTTCAGGCACCTGCTGAGCCGCAGGAACCTCAACCCGCCCGCTTTGAATTGCGGTCTGGACGACATCCATTAAGCCGGGGATCTGTTGAACCCGACTGCCCAAGTCAGCAAACTGAAGCAATCGGTCGGTGCCGCCCGCAAAATCAACGAGCTGCTGGACCGGCTCCAGGTCTTTGACCTGATTTGCGAGTTTCGATGAGTGGGCATCGCGCTTCTGGATTTGCTCCCAAGCGAAATCTCCACCCATCATTACCCGCTCTCGGAGGTCCGGCTGGGCCTCCTGCACTTCGCTTCCGGCACCAGACGCATCCGTCCCAGGGACTTGCTCGAAGCCCTCGGCCGTCTGTTCTGTTCCTTCAATCGCTGCGCTCACAAAACCTCCTTCAACTTTTCGGGGAGCCCGAGTACGAATACTTGGTTCCCAAATTCATGTGGTCTTCGTTGCGGGCGCCGCCAACCTTTTCGGCCGACTCACCCAACGCCATGCCCTTCGACTTGGCGTAGTCATCCAACTCGCTTCGACTGTTAAACGGCTCGTCGCGCAAATGCACATACGTTCGAGGCGAGCCCCACTCCGGCGTGTTTACGCGCGTGATATGAATCTTCATTCGGTGCCCGCAGCACCACGGCACGTCATCACTCCATGCGTCGGGCACCTCTTCGCCGCAGCGATGGCAGAGGTACGCGTTGAGAACTGCCATCAAGAGCCCCCAATCGCGCGAATGTCAGGAAGGCCCTGCTGCGCCGTGCTGACAGGCCCCATGTCGCCGGCACCGCCGCCGCCTTCTTCGACGCCTTGCTGCTGTCGCGCCAAGCCCTCGGCCACCTGCTCGCCGATCACGGCTTGCTGCGGGTCTTCGCCCGAGAGTTCGGTGATGCGTTCGTGGTAGAAGCGCTGGTTCAGCAGTTGCGATTGCACGCCGCCCAAAAGGTTGAAGCCGCTTGCCGTCTTGCTCAGTTGAACGCCCGGGTCAATCTTCAGCGTCGAGTCCAGGCGAACGGCGTACTCAAACTCGCCCTGCAAGTCGGCGATGTTGACGCTCAGGAATCCTCGCTCGCGATCTGATTGCTCAAGAAAGTTCAGATTTTCCGCGCCGACGATCGGAACGATCATGTTGCGCGCGTCTTCGCTTTGGAGGAAGGCGCGGTGTGCGACGCGGATAATATTCGCCCAGTAGGCTTCAAACTTTTCCTGCGTGCGGCCCCGGCTCATCATGCCGCCTGCGGAGATGGCGTTTGCCTCGGCTGCTGTCTCCACATTCGCGCGCTGGCCCCGGTCAAACGACGAGACGCCCAGCACTTCGCGAATCTGCTCTTTCAACTGGTACGTGAGGCCGACGAGCTGGCCGTCAATTGCCCCAAAAGGAACCTCGCGAATGACGGAGCTCGGGTCGCCGATCGTGGCAACTGCTTCGACGATGGAGTCGGGATTAGTGAGGTTCGCTTCCTCGCCCGCGTCGAAAGCGTCCTTCCGGTACACGATGAGCCGTCGAACGCGACTCACCATCGCGTTGATGATTGTCCAGATTTTGTTGTAGAGGAGCTGCTCGCCGTAAAACATCGACGGAAACGAAATGCCGAAGGGGGTGTCTAGCTGCGGGTTAAATGCCAGATAGCTGTACGGAAGCTGTCCCCACTCAAAAGGCCATTCGGCCTCTTCACGAATAAGCTCATCGCTGCCAGGAGAAATGCCGAAGACGCGCCGATCTTCTGCGTCAAAAACCATCCACTCTTCGTACATGGGCATGACGTTCGCGTCGTCGTCGGTCGGCGTATTGTTGAGGCTGTCTCGCTGTTCCTTGTATCTCAGATCCTGATACCACGTTGGGGTCAGGTCTTTGCGAAAAATCAAGTTGTCGTTTTTGCGGATCTGGCTGGCGAAGTACAGGTTGTGGAACGCCACCCAGCGGGGCTCTGAGTCGGGCGCGAACGAGTTGACCATCGGGTCAATGCGGCATTGCCAGGGGCGCACAAACTGAATCCACGGCAAGTCGGGCGTCTGGTTCTTGAACCGCGCGATGAGCTTGCCGTTGTCGTCCTCAAACTCAACCTCGGGCGTGTAGCCGTGCCGAACAAGGCCAAACGGGCTGAGCACCGCCGAAAGCAGCGACATATCGACCTCTTCCTTAAACTTTCGTTCGCGGATGAGGAATCGAATTACCTGCTCATTGATCCAAGCTCGACGACGCGACGAGGCATCTGCTGCTGCGCCGCCGATTGGCCGCACAATTGGATCGGGGTTCCGCGCGCTAATGCCGGAGACAAGACTGTTCACAATCGAGAACATGATGTTCCCAACGAACTGGTCCGCCATCTCCGTCGCGCCGTCGAGGGCTCTCGGAAAGTCGCCGCGATAGCCGTCGAGGTACCGCATGAGTGAATACTGCTGAGACGAGCCCGTTTTCTCGTCTGGAATTAGGCCAGCGTTGCGAAACTCGTTGTGGGAGTGCTGGAGCCGCATCTTCCACTCTTTCAGCTCAGTGGGACGCAACGCTCAGTCCTCCTACACGCTTGTGCCCATAGCCGCTTTTGACTGTGGCGCGCTGTCGACGCTTGACGCGCTCGACGTTCGCAAGCCGGTAGCGCTCGAAGTCAGAAACAGGCGCCGCGAAGTCGTTGTCCGTGTTCACGGGACGAGTCATGACGAAATACCGGGCCATGTCGTAGGCGTGGTCGGGGCCAATAAAGGCCGTCGTGGATTCCTCGCTGCGCACGCGGTCGTTGCGCCGGAGGGTTCGCCATTCCTTGATGACATCGACGTTCTCGGCGTGAATGAGCATTCCAGGCTCATTCGTCGCCGGGTCGATCTCGAGATAGTTCATAAACTCCATGTGGCCGGCTTTTCGGTCGACCTGGGCCTTCTTGTCTACGTCCCAGATCGGCAGGCCACGACGGCGGAAGAGTTCTGCCACTTCCGGTTTCTTGGGGTCGCCCACAAGGCGGCGCAGCATGTTCGACTGGTCGTACTCGCGCTCAAACCAGTTGATGGTGCTGAGCACCTTGCTGACGATGTCGTCAGGGACGAGGCCCTTCTCGTAGATGCTCTTGCGCAGCACCACTTGGCGAGGGCCAACGAGCCAAAACCCGATGCAAGTGCCGTCGGCGTAGCCGTAGTCGAATGAGACGTGCAGATCGGCGTGCTTGAACCAGCTAAGGTCGTAGTTGATGACGTGAGCCGGCTGGCCTTTTTCGCCAGTTGTTTCACGAATCGGGACAATTCTGCCTCGATGAAATACCCAGCGGCCGCCGAACTGCTCTGCAAAGCCGTCCTGCTTCATCGCGCTGCATTGCGCCGTCTCGTCAAAGCAGTCGTGGCCGTTCGTCAGCGACGGGGCCTTGAGGTTGTCGAGAGGCGTCGTAACGACTTCATTTTCTTCCTGAAGCTCCGCTTTCGCGTGCTCCACCCAGAAGTTGTCCCAGTCGTATCTCGGGTTGGCGCGGCCTGTGAACCGGAAATGCTCTAGACCGAGGCGGGGGGTCGCTTCACCTTGCTGAATCAGCTCGTAGATCCACGCCGCCTGGATGTCGGGCGTGGTGGGCCATACGCTGCGGCCGGTACGAGTCGAGAGGTATTTGAACCAGACAACTGAGTCGAGGCGAGCCGCCTCCGACATAATTACCCAGTTGAGCTGCTCGCTCTGGAGCGTCTTCTCGTTCTGGGCGGTCTTGACCTCGATGATCGAGCGAACGTCCTGGCCCTTGGCGTTCTTGCCCCAGATCAGTTCGATTTCCATGTCGCCCTGCTTCGGGCTGTTCTTGCAGCGGCCAAGCTGGTACGGGAAGCCAGCCTGATCTTTACGCTCGACCAGATCCTCCCACGCGTAGTCGAACTCCTTCGCAAGCGAGAAGTTCGGCGCGACGATCCAGCCGCGCTGCGTCTCAAGGTTGGGGTTCAGCGCCAGCGTGGGGCCATGAGCGAGGACATCGGGGAGGATGTCCTTCCAGCCTGCATAGGACTTTGACGTGCGAGCCGGACAAGAGATGATCTTGGTGCGTGCCCGAGATTCGTGGAACGCCGCGACTGCCGGTTCGTGGACTTCGTACCCGTACACGTCGAATACGAGTTTGCGAAACTTGGCGCGGCCCTCGGCGGTTACGCCGCGAGCTTCCAACCAGTCAGTATCCCTTCGACCAGAAATGCACTGTGCCCGAGTGATTTGAGCCCGAGCC